TTTTGAACATCGTATTGAGACCCTTTGTATGTTTTATTGGGCACCTTCTTTTGTTTAAGAATCCACATACGATCCTCGCACTCTATTTCAATGGGGATTCTTGTTTTTACTTTTGAAATGTACCCTTCAAATTCGGTGTTGATCTCCTTTGCTTCCTGGTTGCCACCTTTTGGATAGATATATCCGAGTTCTATTTTTATTTTGTCACCGCGAAGTAAAAGAGGCGGTAACGTGCTTTGACCGCCGGTATTCTTTCCATCCCATGTAACTTTTTTTCCTTGTGAATTGATAAAATATACCGACTTGGGAAATCTTAATTTTGCTGTGTCAGAAATATTTACCCAAGAAGAAACTATTTCGCATTGGTTCACAAAATTGAACGTATAGGATTCATTCCTTTGCGGGAAAGCCTCCGTAGGAACTTGTGTTATTGTGAATTTTGAAACGAGGCGTAGCATTATTGTATGTATAATTCAATAGGTTCATCAATGGTTGCAGAGATGGATACAGGAATAAAGCTGTAACCCCCTTCCACCTCCGGGATGGATCTGCGATTAACAACTATATTGTGAATGTCAAGCGTTTGAAGAAATCGGCTATTAACAGCCAAAGCAACGGGAGCATTTAATGCTCTCTTCAAATCAGTAAGCTGATTTAACGGCCTTACCCCATTGTCACCAATCAATAAAAGCTGAATATCTATTTTCCACCCACCCTCTGAAATGTACTCGTTAACAGGAAAATTCTTCCCTTGCACAACAGTTTCAACAATTACTTTCGGTTGATCTACCGTCATAAGCACCGTATCAAATCGCAAAGCATTCCATGTTGTAACAACTCCGTTATCATTTGTCCAGGATCCGGCCTGAATTTCCAAGTTTGAAAATACCGGCGTTCCTAATTTTGATTTATAAAGCGGTTGATCTTTTTCGGTTACTAATTTTTGTTGTGGATACTGGTTTACGTCCTTCGTTACTTTGCTGTTAATTATAGCAGCAGCCACACCAGCCCCGTATTGCGATGTTTTTGCAACCTCATTTAGATATAATTTTAAAGTGTAATCGTTCATTATATCGGGTTTACAATTTGCGAATCGTTCAATGCTTCGAGTAATGCTTTAACCATCATTTCTTTTGTTTGCGCAGCCCCTTCGATCATATTTGTTGTGTTAATCGAAAGCTTTTCCACCAGCTTATCTATGTTGATTGTAATTACTTTATGCTCAGGGCCCCTTACCTTATCGGTACCGGTGTCAACCTTTATATTTGCTCCTTTTCCAGCTGCATTTCCAGCTAAGAAACTATTCTTAATGTCTAAAAGGGATTGCCTTTTTGCCGCTGTTATATTGTATGAAGCAAGCGCAGCGCGCATAGGTTCGTCAAAATTGCTTTTATCCAAAAGCAAAGCCTCTTCACGTTGTTTTTTTATCTTATCTATTGCTGCTTTTTGGTTTTCTAACTCCTTACTAATTCCGCTAACCTCCGCTTCATACGCCCTTTTTCTTGATTCTTTAACTGAAAGACCTTGCTTTTCATACGCTGCGGCCAACTCATTTACGGCTTTAACTTCATCCTGAATAGCGCGTGTTTGGTTTACACGCATTTGATCTTCGTATTCTTGTTTAAGCTTGTCGTAATTGTCAATAAGAGCCTTAATTCCAAGCGCGAGCAAAGCTATAGCAGCTATAACAGCGCCTACCGGATTAGCTGTCATTGCGGCGTTCAAGTCCCATTGCGCAATAGTCATAAGGGCCGTCCACTTGGTTAGTCCTTGTGTAAGTGCTATGTACTTAACCATATCAATTAAAAATAACCCTTGCGCTACGGCTCTGGAAGCAATCAAATATGTCTTCCATAAGAATAAAGCACCTGCAGCAACGCCAATGAAAAAGGCTAAATTCTTTATTGCTTGTGAATGCTTTTTTGTAAATTCAATTAAATCTTTTACAACACCTATAGCGTTGTGCATCGTATTTATTAGCCATATCATAACAGGCCGCAATTCTTCGCCTATCTGCATTTTTAGCAACAGATATTCATTTTTAGTTATCGCTGCAAGTGATTGTGTGGCTGCCGGGATGCCGCTCCCGAATTCTTGTTTTAATTGATTGGCAAACTTTGGCAGGAAATCTTCAGCGATTAATTTACCGTCTGCCATGAACTTATCCAGTTCTTTAGTGGTCATATTCATAGCTCTGGCAGCTATTTGGAATGCACCTGGAATACGTTCTCCTAATTGTCCGCGTAACTCTTCAGCTTGTACTTTGCCTTTGGAAATCATTTGAGAAAGCGCAAGCAAAGCCCCTTCGGATTGTTCGGCAGAAAGCCCCATTACAGAGGTAGCCATTGAAACCCCTTCAAAAATATTCTTTGTTTGTAACCCCTCTAAGTTGGTACCACGGGCCGCCCCAGCTATCTGCTTGAACCCATTTGCAGAGGCTTCCAGACTTAACCCTAATAGGTCTGATTCTTTACGTAAGTATTCAAATGTTGCTTTACCTTGTCCACCACTTATAAAATTCAAGCTATTTTTAAGGCTATCCATTTTAAGCGTAGTATCAAATACCTCTTTTGCAAGGGCTGTAAACCCGGCAGTAGCAGCTAATCCGGCTATTGTTGATTTCAAAGAAGCTACGGTACTATCCAACCCTTTGGCAGATTTATCAGCGTCTTTTATCCCAGCGGAAAAAAGGTCTTTAAGAGATATTATGTATTCCGTTTTATCTGCCATGGTATAAAAAAAGGGGCGTTAACCCCTATTCAAATTTCATTTGTCCTGTTTCTTCAAGTACATATCTTACGCGGCTCCAAAGCCTCACAATTTGATCTTCGTCCATATCGTCGGGGTTCTCATGGAGAAAGTAATGTATGTATGCTTGCATTTTTTTGTACTCGCTACTGTCCTTTGTGATCCGCTGATCATCTATTTTTTTTTTAGCGAGTTCATGAGCACATTGATATGCCCTAATGAATCAATGCAACCACCCATATACACATCATCATATCGAGGGTCTTCAATTAAATAAAACGCTTCGTGAGAATGCTCCTTAATGATGGAAGTCGTAAGTACTAACTCCCCAGCTAAAGACATGCTGTTTTTTGCCATCAGAATATCAAAAGCCTCCATTTTAGCAGCACGTTTCGGCTCTTTAATGAAACCTACAAAAACTTCTTCTGTAGATGGTCGGGAAAACACAAGCGGGTAAACAACGCCATGCTCTGCCTTTAATTCAATGCACTTTTGTTCTGCATCCGCTTTTGCTTGCTCAACCTTTTGTTCAAACTCGCTTAATTTTTTTTCTTCTTTAATAATGATTTTCGGAGTATTCATTTTTTAGATATTTTTAAAACCGCCTATGATTAGCGGCAATGTTACTTTTAAACTTGTGTCGCCTTCGTTCGCTTCGAATGCATCTTCTAAGAATTCTACAGCCTGAAGAACAACCGTTTTTGCAGTTACGCGGGATCCTCCAAACACAACCGGAACATCTTGCCAAGGAATATTAGTCGGGTCTTTATCCGGTGAAATATCAATAATGCGTTGCCACTCTTCGCGGTATAATTCGATTGACGCCTCATATTCGCTTCTTCCAACACCACGACTTACAGGCTCAGGGCCGGATCCGTAATTATTCACCTTGTCGCTTTTCTTTTTCCAAGCTATTTTAGTTATTCCTTTTACCGGAACACCGTATAAAATAAAGGTTATGTGAACCCATGAGTAGGATACCCCATTTACTAATGTTGCCATTGTTATTGTATTGAAAGTTTGTAACCAATATTTACTTTGATGTTTCTTGAAACCCCTATAGGCACTAAGTCCGCACCTATCGTAAGGCTCGAATCGGTAAGCACATTTTTCGTAGGATCAATGATTATTTTTTTTGCAGAGAGTTCCTCGTCACGTACCATTTGATCCAACGCCTCTTCTCCTTTTGTAGTGAAATAGGCTATTGTAGTATCTTTTAGTGTGCCGTTTGAATTAACGACTAAAGGCCCGTTTAGATCAGATATAAATGCCGTATAAAGTGTACGTACCGCCTTGTCAATAGTTCTATTGTTTTCGATATATGCATAATCAGAACTCTGAAGTACGCATGTGTGCGAATCATTCCAGAAAGTACCTTCGTACCCTACTTTTTTGATACAAAAAATGTAACGATAAGTATTTAGGTTGTTCAACAATGATATTGATTGCGAACTAACAAGCGCACCGTTAACAAAGGCGGCAACATTATTCTCAGTTCCATCGGAAATGTTGAATTTCCCAACGTGAGCAATATCATCGCTTACTTTTCCGTAAGAAATACTTCCCAAGCATGAACCCGCGTTTGAAATTGTTTTACCTGTTGCTTTGAATAATCCGAACCCTTTTGCGTCACCGTCTTGACTAATTACAGCGGAAACATTTTTAGAATTTAATCCGGATAATGTTGTAAGTGCTGATAACGTCGCGGCTGTGTAGTTGAATGTCAATAACACAGTAGATAAAGGCATGTGATTAGTGAAAAGAGTGTTACAAACAGCTTGTGCAGCCTGTATTGCGGCGTTCCCGCTTGTGTATGCAAGCGCGTCGCAATAAACAAATGATTGGTGAATTTCTCCATTTGCAAATTGTTGCATTGTTGCCAAATCAGCAAAGTCATAAGTAGAAGGTACTGCGTACATACCAACGTATAACACACCCTGCGGCTGCATTCTGAAATATTCAGAAATGTGATAATGCCATGTTGCTTGTAATGATGCCACACCGTCAACCAAAGAACCAGATCCAAATTGCGCAGTCGTTCCGGCATGTGTTGGCGATCCACCAACACCGGCAATTACAGACACAAGCGGCGTTCCCGTGTTTAAGAAAATACCTAATCCAGGACGTGCTGTAATTGTTACAACAGCTACGGCAGCTACGGCAGAATAACCGTGCAGGTATGTTCCTTGGTTAATAATATCGGCAATAGCGGCTGCCGAAGTTGTGGTTGTTGCACTTGCCGGAATAGTCGCTACTCCTAAAGACTTGTAACCTTTCGGCTCCAATACTTTTAATTCAACTGTTTCCCCTGCAGTTCCTGCTGTAGTAACCGTATAGGTTGCTGTAGCCTTTGTTTCATCGGAGTAATCACCCAAAATCCCCAGCACTTCTGCTTCTTCCAATGAAAAAACTTTCTTAACTCTGTCAGTAGATGAAAAACCGCTTGGCAAAGTGCCGGTATAAAATAGCATTGCGGAAATATGATCCTGCCCTGGTAATGGACGACCTAAACCACCCTGACCTAAATTGAACGCAACGTCGTTAAGAGCCATTTTACTTTTTAGATTTTTTTGTTATTAAATCGGATGGATAAACCACCGTTAATTTATTTTCTTCGCAATGCTTTTCAATATCTTTTGGGATATGCGAATACGCGCACCCATCCGATGTTATCAGAGAAACATTCTTATGAGTTCTCGCGAACTCTGCTGCTTCTTCTTGTGTCATTACTTACCTTTTTTAGACTTTGGTAGTTCGTCTTCAGAAGCAGGTTTTGATTCTCCTAGGACTTCTTCTGCCGAAACAGAAGAATACCCTTCACGCTGGAAAAAAAGCCACTCGCCAGCCTCGTTGATAAATACTTCTGTTGCTTTATTTGCTTTGATCGTTTCGATCAATTCCTTTTTGAATTCCATTTCAGAGTGTTATTATGGTTGAACAAATCGGGAAAGCTCTACGAAAGCAGTTCCGTTGAAAATGAATTTTGCAGTTACAGATTTACCATCTGCTGCGGTTAATGTTCCAGCGGAAACGAAGCCTGTTCCGAATGTTGTAATTCGTGAAGCACCAGACGCATTAGCAATATAAGTAAACATGTCACCTACGTTTGCTTGTGTAACTGTAAGGTTCACAGTCACAGCTCCTGTTAATGCTGCCGGTTTAAATACAGTATTGTGATGTATTGGAGTGTATGCTAAAGTCGCTGCATAGGCAGGATTAGCATACCCGTTATTCAACACACGATATGTGTTATCTTGATTTGGTTGAGTTCCGAATTTTGGATCTGTGGCTGCCATTTTATTTTTTTTGAATGAGTTTATAAAATGGGGGAGGCTTAACTCCCCCGTTAATTATGCTTTGTACAGGACTACTTCTTCAGCCCATGCGATTTGAACATCTGCTTTGCAAAGCATTTTAATGAAGAACAATTCTGCATTCGCTTGCAATTTTGCCAGCTGCAATCCGTGATCATCAACACTGTTCATACCTACCCAAAGGTTAGATTCTGGGCTAGCCATTCCTTTAGCGATCATGTAAGCGTCGTTAGGGAAGTCAGCGATTTTAACTACTTGTTTGCCACGGAATTTATCAACGCCTTCGCGTGTTACGTCAATACCTTTGTATGTTTGAATACGTTGGTACTCTTCATACAATCCGTAAGTTTTGTAGGACACGAATATTTTCATGTTTGGATCGTAGCGTAACGCTTCTGGGATCAGATCATACCCACGACCGAACTCGGTAGCCACGTTTGCACTTGTTAGTGTGATTGGAGAGCCTACAGCAACAGTACCCGCATCTAATTGAGCATTTTTGATGAACCCATTCCAGTACTTGTAAATACTGGTACTTGCAAGGGTCATGTCGTTATTCCAGATAGCTTTATTGAAGTATTTGAAATAGCGTTTCATTGCTTCTTGAACCATTACAGATTCAACCGTTGCAGGCAACGAGCGATCAATTAATTTAGGGTTCAGTTGTACAGCCTTCCAGTGATCTTCAAAGTCACGCGGGTTAAATTCCGTGTAAATCATAAAGTCGTTCGGATCTAATACTTTCGCGTCTACTGTCCAGCTTCCTTTAGAAACCGGAACCGCTTTA